GATCGGAGAATCCAAATGAATATCTCTCTCTTGCTTTGAATCTTACATTACCAGTATCAAAGTCTCCTTCGATAGCTGTTTTAATTGGTGCTCTAACAAACTGTTTTAGTCCATTAGGTGCATCAGTCATAATGAAGAAAGCATCAGTGTCAGTTAAGAAATGATTTATTCTATAACCTTGTGGGATCATACCCATAGAAGCCATAGCATTAATATCATTGTCTGCTGTACCAACTCTTTGTGGAGTTTTTAAAATTCTCTCAGCTGTAAACTGTAACTCTTTTGGAATTATAAGTTTTACACCTTGTGTTGAGATTTTTAATCCTCTTTCATCAACAAAAGAAGCAATGTCAATTAATGATTGCTCTAGTGATGTTTCTGATAAGTCAGCAGCTGTGCTTAACTCATTTGCAAAAGTTCCACCACTTAGTAATGGGTGACTAGCAGAACATAATTCTACTCCATCACCACCAGTAAATGATGCGTTAAATGCGTTATTAAGAACATTCGCAGCTTTAACTTGTTTAGTATTTGCCATACTTCTTGCCAAAGCTCTAGTGTATCTACCAGCCAATCTGTCGTACAAATTATCTTCTATTGCTTCTTCGGTAATCGCAAAAGCCATAGCAATGGTCTCATGTGTATACCTTGCAGTAAAAGATTCATTCGCATCGTCAAATTGAACAGCTCCACCCTCTGCTTTCACAGGAGCAGATCCAAAACCACTTAACATTACTTCTTCTTCAAAAGCTCTGTCAGAAGTTTCTGATACAAATATTTCTGCATGTTCATTTTCATATCTGTTATATTCCAAACCGAAAAGTGCGTTCAAGCCTGGTTCTAACTCTTTAACTAATTGTGTTCTAGATATTGCCATAAATTAATCTCCTATATACCAGTTGACAGCGAAGTTGTTTCAGAATCGAATCTTGACGCATTCGCATTAAAGTGAGCATTAATTCTGACAATAAATGGAATACCAGCGGCAGTAAAGTCAGAGTTGTCAGGATCATCTTGAATCCCAACTATTCTTAAACCTAAAGTTGCTGTGGTAGCTATTCCACTTGTATCTAAAACAGCAGTTGATATACCAGTAGTGTTATTACCAGCATTACCATTTGCCATAGGAGCATTAGAAAATATACCTGCTCTTATTTCTGCCTCAGTATCAAAACTACTTCCACCAGCA